GACTGAGGGAGCTCACTCACAAACTCGAGCACTACACCAAGGCTCCGCAACTCGTGAGCTACTTGCACGATTCCAACTCCAGGCAACATAGACTTTATTAGGCAATCATCGCCATTCGTAAAGACCTTAGCTACATTCGAAAACACGAAGTTTGGATCGCGACCGGTCAAGAGCCAAAAAGCCACAAATATACAACACAGCATCGCAAGGCTATTGTCATGTGCGGTATTCTTCCACCCACTCTTCTGATGAAGCATGAGATAGAGTCTCCCCGCAACAGCACCAACACCTGCATATACCGTGTCATACAAATGAAAACCGGCCTCCCTACACCAATCCGGTAGATAACGATGACGCACATTCCGCACCACTCTTGCGAGTGCTATCGGCATGCGCTGATCCCATCCTCCACCATCGCCGTTATTACCTCCGTCCATTGACAATACCACTCGGACCATCTCCGGTCCCGGCACCTGTATTCCAACAGTAACGGGGTGATCACCGACTGTACGCATTAGAGCTGCATTCTGTTTCTCGTACAAAACAGAAGACGCAAGAAGGTGGTGAAACGGACCACCAGCGAACACGCGCGTTTTGTGCTCGCGAACCTTCTCCACAGGGCGAAGCTCATCTTTCAAGGTCAATGCAAACACGACTTCCACTGGCTCACCAGCCAAAAGTCGTGCTGTGCTCACGCTTATCTCATTACCACGCTTACGGAGAGCATCTCCTTTATCAGCACAATCAAAGTAATAAGGATATCCGGCGCTCTTAGTCATATCCGACATAAGAACAGCTTCTTCATAGGTACTCAAAGGTTCAACTATAGAACCCCAAATAGGGCCATATACTTGGTTCAAAAAGTCTTCGCACTTGTCGACTAACTCTTCAGGCCAATATGGCTTTGGGTCTAGCGCCTTAAGAACACCAAGCTTTAACGCTATTCCAGACATCTCCGTGGGCACATAAGCATCACCACCATCAAACCGCACTGGACTCGGTTCATAGTGGCTTTTAGGCAAAGGACGTAATGGACAACTGGCTAAGGGCATCAATGGCAACAACACACCATTGACTCGCGGCTCATCCCCCTGATTCTCCTCCAGCCGGAAGAACGGGGCTGCGATGAGCCGCTCCCTCATTTTGGGCCATCGAAAGCCGCCAACAACTTGGGGTTAACTGGAACACCCAAGTTATTCCTCTTCTCAGCTCCAGCCTTGAAGTGAAACGCCACGGTTTTACCGTTGACATTGACGTAAGGAGCGGCGCAGTTACCGGGTTTGCTCTCCAAAGCAACTCGGATCTGTCGACCCTCACCTCCGATTTCGTCCACCGACTCGACAACACCAATCGAAATGTCAGTTCCTGCTACAAGAGCAAGTTTCTGACCAATCGTCGGCATTTCGAGATCTTTCTTCGCCAACCTTGTCGGACCGTCAAAAGACTTCAGCATCACAAGATCTGTGTTGCCGAGATCGACGTCGCGGGACGGAGGAATCTCGAACTTGTTCCCCCCCCACATGAGCCATCGTGGCTTCTGTCCCAAAGCATTGGGCGCTAGTGCATGCTTATTCACAATAACACCAGCAGTTGTGAACATACAGAAGCTCACGTGAGCACCATCCTCCATAACCAACGTACCCTGAGCTTGCAGGGCCTTCTTAGTCGGAAATTGAGGCGACGCAGGCACGGCCGACTCCAGTTTGAGCATAAGAGGGCTGCACTCCCAACATCCTAAACAGGATTTGCTGGTAGGGCACTCCTTCTCTTTCACTGGAGTGGATCGTCCCGGTACTGCGTTCGTGTTCGGCTGTGGATTGGCCGAAACACTGGCACTCGCGGATCCTGGAACACTTGAGGTGGTTGCTGCACCTCCGGGTTTGGCGGGGCTTTTAGCCACGCTTCCCGCACCTCCTTCCACTCCTCGGGTTTCAACGCCGCTTTCAGATGATACGGCAATCGCAACCTGATTGGTGGGGCTAGCAACGGCGGGCTGGGCGGTCGATCCGCCCATCGCTCGCAGGTGTCGCTCCATTCCGCTGGACTTAGCGCTTGAGACTGCTGACACTGCCACCACGGCAACTCCACCGTTTCCGGTGGCGACAACCGTAGTATCAGCTTTCGCTGCTTCACCGAAGAGGAGATCACCAATGGTGAACTCATCCTCAACGTAAGCATGACGCCCAGCATCCCAACGAATGATAACCCAATCACCAGGGTCCAACCGACCACTCTTAATATTGGTCGGGTTACCATCCTTCCAGAGCTCAACAATGTTGGGAACATCGTCGTCGTAAATGACATACCCCTTGCGCTGCTTTGACGCACCACGAGAGGGTCCACCACTTGCGCGGCCCTTGCCAAGTCCCTTACTCTTTCCCCAGTTTCCCTTTGCCTCATGCTCTCCCGCAACTGCCGAGTTACGAAAAAGCAACGAGGCCTCGAGAACCGAGGCCGAGGGTTCAACTACACACCACACAGTATGCATCTTTTCGCCACAAGACACAAGCACAGCTTCGAGAGCTCCCCCTTCCCATAAGGCCAGGTAAGAACCAACGTCATTGCACTCATGATCGAACCGAGTTACCTCTTTTCCGGTGTCCCCCAGTTTGACAGCACCATCACGCTTCAAACTTCGAAAGGGTTCAGGCACAACCGGACTGGTAGCATTACGATCACCACCGACCATATATTCCCAAATGGTCCGATACGTCCATTTCCTGTTCACATACAGAAATAGAACAATACCAAAGAGCACTGCTGCCGTAAACACTACTAGGCGCGTACCATGTTTCCACGCCGCATCCTTCGCAATGTGAACGAATTTCGGAATGAAACCAAGGGACTCCGCAATCTCAACCTCTTCCTCATCATCAGACTCAGAAGCCAGTCGGGTCTTGCCCTTCTCCTTGGGATCATCCTTGAAAATGACCGCAAAAATCTTGACGATATCAGCGACAAGATTAGGAACGTACTCCTTTTGCGAGGACAGGTATCGACCAAATTCAGCCAACCCAGCCGCCACCGCGCCGACACGAATGCCGACTGCCAGTAGCTCCAGAAAGGTGGTCTTTTCCAATGACTCCTTCTTCCCCGCAAGCAACCGCTTTTCCCGCCGTTTCAGCGCCGAATAGACGGCCAGAACCACTGCGCCAGCGACGACATAATCGACGTTAGACCACAGCGTATCCTTGACCCACCTAAAAGGCGCCAAAGCCATCTCCTTTGGCATCTCTCGGACCTGAGCCACATACGTCTGCCCCGCAGCCAAAAACCGCGAGTACTCCGCCTGTACCCGATCAGACACACGTCGTCGACGCTCACTGATAGCCCGACCCACAATCCCCACCATTTGGTAGCAGATCACGAGACCGAGCACCCAGTTAGCTGCAGCGACGGTG